TTTTACCAAAACCTAATCTTTGTCCAATACCTCTAATTAAATTTCCAAAAATCCCTCCGCTACCAAGAAAAGAAAACAATCCTTGATTTCTACCTTTACTAAAAGCTCTAGGATTAAATGCCTTAGCTCTTGCTATTTCAAATGGTGATACAACATTTCTACTATCAAAAAAACCTGGATTAACTCTTTGACCACCACCTGCTGCAATAAATGCAGATCTTAAATTTTGTGCTTCTTGACTACCTTGAGGACGTACCCCTGGAGGTAATTCTACGGGTGGTGATCCATCAAATCCTCTAAAATCACCTCTCTCTGCAGATTGTATGTCTGCACCACCTCTAAAGCCACCAAAATCTTTTCCTCCTGGTCCAAAGTCTCCTTCTAAAGATGGTATACCGCCAGGTCCTCTGTTTGGTTTACCTTTTAGTGATCCATATAAATTTAAATCTACAAGTATCTTTTCTTCTTCAGGTGTAATGTAAGCTAGTTTAGCTGTGGGTGTATTTGGTGATGACTTAGCAATTTTTGGAACAGTTACCATTTCAGATGGTCTAAAGTTTTTTACTCCACCTTGTATTTCATAATCTATTCTTTTATCTATCGACATTATCTACGTCCATCTGGTTGTGCGTCTAATCTTAATGTTCCATATCTCCAGGTTTCACCTGTGCCATCATTTTCTATTTTGACAGATAGTAATCTACCTCGAGCTCTTGTGTCTATCTTATCAGTTGTTTTGGTAACTGTAAAGGGTCCAAGTGGAGAGCTTACAGCNACATCATCTGGATAAGAACTTACAAATAAAGTAATCTGAGCATCTCCTGTTTGATATTTAAAGTCAGGTATNAATCGTCTAACTGCCATAAAAAACTCACCATCTCCTCTAAAATCTGCAATTCCTGTTGCCTGACCAAGGGCACTACGTCTTGATGTTATATCCCAATCACCTGATCTTATAAATGCAGGTATGGCTGTCGTGCCAGCGTTATTAACCTGGTCGGTTCCTTGCTCATGTTCGTAATAAATACTAGCTCCATATTTATTTGTAATTCCTAATATGTCAGGAAACACTGGAGTAGATGTATCTTCGTAGTCTGTAGCGTATGGATTATCAAACACACTTTGATCTTGATATGTTGTTCTATCTAAAGACGATGTTGTCCAGCAATTTTCTGCATAATTATAAGTTACACATCTATCAATTTGATCAGATCCATCTTTTGGATAAAACCAATTTACCTCTGTATACAAATTATTTGATCCTGCAAATATAACATCTCTAGAATTAAAGTTTAATCCAAGATTATCTCCATCTGTGCTAAATACAAAATCTTCAACAAGACATGGTAATGATTTTACTGTACCATCAAAAACAAAGAATCCACCTTGTGATCCCATCCAAAACACCGCTCCATTTACGAACGTCGCTGCGTGTTGACTAATACATCCACAGTTAGTACCTACCTGTCTAACACTAAATGTAAATGGTGGACCAACAAATTGAATAACATATGCAGCAAGGTCAGTTATAACAAATACATAATCCTTACCTTGAAGTGCTGATCTTATTTCATTACCTGTATCTAATCTAAACGTACCTGCTGTGTTAGTAGCTGTTGGTGTATACGTGTTTAAATCTTCTTGATTAGAAAATCTTACAAACATTGGATCTTGTGTTGTGGTGTCACCAATAGTTGTTTCTGTTCCAAAATGAAATAAGTGTCTGTCTCTGTCAGACACCAATGTAAATCTAGTCGCTGTAGGATTATTGGTAGTTTGAAAATTAGATGTGGACTTTGAAGCTCTAATAGTTCTAGCATTTGATGCTCCTGCATTCCATGTAAAAGTTTCACCGTTAAATATAGTTGCAACTAACACTTGACCAAAATTATCAAGACTCCAGTTTCCTGGATCTAGAGTCACAGCACTTGTTGCTCTTGCAGTTCCCCATGTAGAAGTGTTCCAAGTTGATGTGCTCCAACCAAATCCAGTGGTTTGAATAGTTGGTCCAACTTCAACGTATGGATTAACAGTAACAGCACCTGCTGCTGTCATACCTGACCCTGTTTCAACTGAAGAGGCTTGCACTGTAAATTTATCTACGTCAGGCACAGTTAATATTTCATAAACTTTTTCTAAATCTGCAGCTGTATAACCAGATGCTCCCGTAACAGTAACACCAGACAGAGTTACATATCTTCCAACTGCTAAATTATGTGATCCTTTATTTATGGTTATTACATTAGAATTATTAACAGTTGTTAATGTGCCTCCAGTTATAGCTGTATCTAAAGGTGTAATATCAAAAAAGTCATTACCATAATAAAGAAACAAACCTTGTGATGTTCCAATTGCAGTATATTTTTCACCTGCAAAACTTGAGAATGCAACTTGTGCCCTGGCTGCCCCAGGTAAAGTTTTCTGAGCAGCTGTTAATTGTAACCAACCACCTATTTTTTCAGGTAATCCATATCTAAATCTTACAAAATCACCGTCAGTCCATTGACCTTCAGCACCTGACTCAGTGTCTTGTTTGTTAAATCCAGGCTTGAATTTTAATTTCTGTAGCATATAAATCGTTATATAATACTTATATAAATAATGAAAGACTCAATATTATAATGGATAAGACCGTAAATATCACTAATTTTATTGGCGTATACGATGGATATATTACAGAAAAAATGTGTAAGGACGCTATCCATTTATATGAAACAGAGGATAAATTTAATAACACATTTAATAGAATGACGTTTGAAAAATCAAACGTGTTAAATAAACAAGATCAACAGCTTTTTTTAGGTAGTGGTAACCTTGATGTATGGTGGGAGTCTTGTAAACCTTTAATGATAAATTTTGACATGGCTTGGAAACATTATTTAAAAAATACAGGAGCAGACGCTGCTTATGATGGTGGTCCTTTTCATTACACTGTAACAAAAATTCAAAAAACTTTACCTACCGAAGGATATCATGTTTGGCATATTGAACATAACAAAGGCTATAACAATGAGCCTAGAGCTTTTGTTTATTCCGTATATTTAAATGATGTAGAAGAGGGAGGAGAAACAGAGTTCTTACATTTTTCTAAAAGAATNAAACCTAAAACTGGTAGAATAGTTATTTGGCCCGCAGGTTTTCCATACGTTCATAGAGGTAATCCACCATTATCAGGTGTAAAATATATATTAACTTCGTGGATGATGTTACGATGANGAATAGGATGTAGGTCTTGCACCTAATCTAGCTATTTTATCTGCTTCANTTTCTGTAGGATTTCCTTCTTCATCTACAAGATTATTGTTATCCCAATCAGATTGTAACTGAGCTAAATGAGCTGAGTCCCATCTATTTGTAAACTCTGAAAAGTCTCCTAAATCAGCATCTTCCCAAGTAGAGTGAGGAGTTTCGTCTCTGTATTCTACAGTATCACTTGGATTAGATGTTCCATATTGAATAGCCCAAATATTATTCCATTTAGCTAATCCCCAAAAATCATTATCAACAATATCATATGCAGTTTTAGCTGCATCACCGCTTTGTTTAATTATTTTTTTATCTTCGAAAACTACTGTCCATGTTGCATTTGTTGCCATAATTTCTCCTACGTCTTAATAATATAAATAATTGTTAAATATGGTTGTATAACAGAAGTTGCATCACCTGAAAAAGTTGCACTTAAATTATGCTGGTGTCCTGTTCCACTACCTTCATTGTTCATGTTGTTATATGTTCCAGTTGGAGACGGGAAACCATCACCAATATTAGATCCTTGAAGTGGAGCTTGTGGAGTAGTTGTAGTAAACGTGTGTTTGTGTGATGCTAGTTGTGCAGTTGATAAAGTTGCATTGGCTGTTGAACCTCCAATGTTTCCAGTTGATGTTACAGTGTTAGCCCCACCCGTTGATGCTAAAGCTTTAGTTCCAGATTTACCCATTGCAACGTTATCTTGCAAGTCTGGTAAATTAAAAGTTGATGCACCATCTCCAGCTCCATAAGTTGTACCTACGATTGCAAACAATGCAGAATAAGTTGATCTTGAAACCGCTGCACCATTACATTCTAAGAAACCTGTTGGCACTGATGAAGAAGACCANGGCACAATAGTAGCCGTAGGAATTCCTTCGATACCTGTAAGGTTTGCTCCGTCGAAATCGTATCTTGTTGCTTCGTAATTTGACATCTATTATTTCTCCTTATACGTCCAAC